TTTCTCCAGTCATCCTTCCAATATGCGTCACCTTTGGTGTGATATGGAACAGTAGCAAATGCGTCTGCTAATGATGCTTGATTAAATGTATTGGTAAACTCATCGTATCTGATGAATGCTCTATCGTCTTTCTGTAGAGATACACCAGTGTACTGAGCGATAACCATTGATTTGAAACCAGTGGCTTTCAAACCATTTGCCCAGATACCACAAATACCCCATGTAGATCTGATGGAGCAGTTGAATACGTATGGTGATGCAGATTCAACAGAGTCAACCTCTGCCTTAACTACAGCATTAGAATCTAAACCATTTGATGTAGTATAAGTTGTGCCACTTATTAAAGATGCACTAGTACCAAGAGCAGCAACAGTTCCTGGTATATTATAGGAGAACTTACGTTGATCAACTAAATCAATCTCAGAAATAGTGAATACACCGTTAAGTTGCTCATCCAGACCGTTGTTTTCAATAGCAACGAACTGGTTCTTGAAGTATCCATGATTAACTTTGGATGTTACTTCAACATTAATAGTTCCTGCTGGTGAGGAATCTGTAAGTTTAATAGTCTCAACAGAACGAATGTCTGAGAGAGGTCCAACAATTCTAGTCTCCTGAATTCTATCACCGAATTCACCTGGATCATCAATTGTTGGTTGATATTGTGAAAATGCTTTAGCGACTTTCTGGTAGTACAGACCTAATTCTTCTTTGTCTGCATACTCAAAAACAGTCAGTTTGTGGTGAGAGAAGTTTGGTACAGCTTTTGCAGTCCAATCACCATTTTGATAATAAACTTTACCAATTCCATCAGTATTGTCATACAATGGTGACGCAGGCTCTAAATCACCATCTCTGATAGTGAACTGCCAGAAGTAACAACCACCAGTAACATTAAAGATTGCTGATCTTGGTTCTAAACGATCAGCAGGATCAGGCACAAAAAGAGGATGAACAGAAGTTCTACGTAAGTCATAACCAATAATAGAAGAACCACGAGGGATAATAGCACCACCCTCAGTGTTGTTAAATTTGTAGAGACAGTTGTTAGGATCACCAATATCTAAATTGGAGTTGTCAATCCATTCATTAAGTGCTTGATCAAACTGGAAAGCATCAATTCCGTCAGCAGTGGCAAGACCTGGTCTGTTATCAACATAGTGTTTACCTGGCATAACCATGACGGTAAACTGGTCAAACCTGTCGTTATCTGGTCCAGGTTGATAAGAGAATCTCGAAATCTCTAGAAATGCTCTCTGAATCGACCTAAACGGTCTAATAGGGGAGTTACCTCTATTATTGATTTCATCTGTTGCGTTAAAGTCGTCAGGAGAGACGTACAAATACTTACCAGTCTTCGAACTAATAAGATTATCCAGTCTTGTCAAAGCCATATCTGATCCAGCTTAATATTGTTGGTGCTCAGATTATTTATACAAGATAATCCTTGATTACGCTTAGGTTCTAAGGAATTCACATCTATGTGATTTTAACCTAGACAAAAAAATAGGAGTGGTGGGATTTGAACCCACACTGTAGAGATTTTAAGTCTCCTGTCTCTGCCGTTGGACTACACTCCCGAACGACTCAAGTAGGACTCGAACCTACGACCGACTGCTTAGAAGGCAGTTGCTCTACTCCAACTGAGCTATTGAGTCAATATAGGACTACCGAGAATTGAACTCGGTTCACACCGTTATAAGCAGTGGGCATTAACCAATATGCGATAGTCCCGAACTTGACCTAAACTCCTGGTAATAAAACTAAATCTGGTAGTTCTTTCAAACCTGCATGAACTAATCTATGACAATTAGCACATAATGGAACGCACTTGTCAACCTCCTCTTTTAATTTGGAATATGGTCCTGTCCTAACAAGACCTGTTATACTTACTGTTTTTTCGCTATTGTCTGCATGATGAAGATCCATGCAGCACAAAGGATACCCTATGTTACAAATAACACAAGGATCTGATTTAGCATCGTCTACCAACTTTTGTCTATTCTTTGGACCTTTTTGATTGGATCTTTTAGTTTTACCATTCTTTCGAGCCCACTCTCGTTGATATTCTCTATTCTTCTGTTTGTCCTTTATGGGCATGTAAAACCTCCAATGCTTTACGTACTTCAGGAGTCTCTTCCCAACTCCACTCTTCCTCACGACCTTTTTTGTCGATCTTTTTAAATTTTCTTGTGGTAGTCATAGTTTCAGATTCTCGTAGTTTCATGGTTCTTTTGATTCTAATTCAGTTATAGCATCAACTGGCACTTCATTCCCACCTATATTATACCAATGTTCCATCTCTCCTGATTTATAACTTTTACGTTCACCAAGATATTCTAGATCATTGAATGTATGTTCTCTAAGCATTGCTTGAAGACGATAATGGATGAGTTCTGATTTTTTCATTCGAAAAAGTTTAAGTTAATAACAGACTTAACACGTGCATCAGTTTGACTGACACCTCTATGTTTCAAGTTTGCTGGAAATTTGACTAAACGGTTAGCAATGCATTCTGTTATTGTACCATCTTCAAACTCTGTATATCCATCACATGTATTAATATAATATATGGCGGTTGTCATTGTTTTAGAAGGAACTGGTTCATCATGTATCATTTCTGCCCAATCATAGTGAAAATCACTAAAAAATCTATTACTCTTTAGAGGTTCTAGATTTGCTTTAACTTTATGCAATGCAATAAAATCAAGTCTGTTTATTAGAGGTAGGATGGATTGAAAATCCTGAGAGATTTCATATCTAAAAGGTCCACCAAATGATTCCTGAAAATAAAATGGATGAATAAATTGATAATTATCCACATTATCTTCATTTGGACCTTGTGTGACCTTATGTTGTTGATATGTCCATTTTAACCCACCAAGCAGAAATTGCTCTATTTGTTGATGATCTTGATATGATAAGAAATTTTCTAATATTTCCATAGTGTAGAAGGGGTATCTCACCCCCAGTAGGTTATTTGGGTAACAAGGCTAACCTGACCCCGATCACTTTAAACAGTCGCTAATTCAGCGATGCGAGTGAATGCTACGATGTTATTCGCAGCAGGTGTATCTGTTTTTGCAGATGTTGTGTGCTTATCCAAGCAGGTTTCAGTCCCGATCCTTGTACCCTGTCGAAGCCAGTGCATCCCCATGATGGAGATGAGGGGAATCGAACCCCTGTCCAGAATGTAGGTGTCGTCACCTATCCTCAAATGAGGAAGCCAACAGTCGGATTTGAACCAACGACCTTCGCTTTACAAAAGCACTGCTCTACCACTGAGCTATGCTGGCAATTTATGAAATTTAAAGTGTCCCCATTGAGATCCCCATGTATCACCTTTATCTAGTACATAATACTTGTCTTTGTCTAAAATAGCATCAACAGTGTATTGTGCGTTATCGTGGGATTTGCCGTGCCAATGGTCATCTCTCCACTCGAATATTGTATCATATCCTTCCTTATATGTCAAACCCTCCGAATCAAAATTTTGCACAAGAAATTTTTCCCCGATTGAAGTGACCCACATTCGAAATTCCCTGTAGGGTTTGGGGTTGTGGTGATATGCTTGAGATCCTTTGATCCAACCATTTCCAAGATCCTCGTGACATATGAGAATTCTAGCAAACCTGCTTGGATATTGCAACGATTGTTGCTGATTATCAAATTTTCCTATGAGGGATTCATGAAAAGGTATCATCAGGTAATGTTCCAACTAAAGGTATTTCAAATAAGAGAGGGTGCATCTCTTCTTCCATCAAATAACTAGAGACCTTTTCAATTTGTTCTAAAGTAAATTCTGGGTTGAGTGCTGCTTCACCTTGAATCCACACAACTTCTAATTCTTCTTTCTCTAAAGAATCAAATGTAAAAGGCATACCATGAATAAACCACATCTTAACTATAGATGAGTGATTATTATCGAAATAACAGTAGACAAATTTGGAGGACAATTTGTATCCTTTAAATGCCATGATGAACCAGCGTCACGTCACTATTTATTCCACTTTATCAAATCTATAGATCACATCGCTTCCCCAAACTACCTTCTCATCCTTCCATCCCTGATCCCGACTCTTATAATAGGAACCGTTAAATTTTACTATAGATCTTACCTCACCACCATTAACAATACATTTGTCTGTTTTAACCTTTCCAGCATAATAATCCTCAATAGGATTAAACAGCATATCACAACATTCATTGTGATCTTTCCAATCAGTTGTCCAATTCTCTACTAGAATGATACCCTGTTGTTCAAATACTTTATGCCACTTGTGTCGGTATGCCTTATCCTCGCCAAGATATTCATACCACTGCTTAGATTCAAACTCATGGTCACCGATACGTTTCCATCGCAATTTGACATGAGACCACACAGCAGGGTTTCTACATGCTTGATTCCAATTATCATAGAATCCTTCTAGTTTATCGCAAAAATCATCTAACATAAAAAAAGGAGGGGTTTCCCCCTCCATTATAACACGATTTAATTGACTCGTCAATTAGAAAGTGAACTTAGCACCGATTTTAGCACCCCAGTCTGTGATTGTATCACCAGATGCATCTTCACCATTAGTAGCAGCAGATACTTCAGCATATGCAGAAAGATCTTCGTTAATAGGAGCAGAAGCACCAACCTTACCAGAAAGTTCTGTTTCTGTATCGTCAGTTGACTTAGCATGATTTAGTGAAGGACCACCTTGTACATAGTAAGCGATATTACCTTCTGTACCTACTGTACCTTCGTAACCGATATGAATGTCTGTAGATGTTGCAGAGTACTCTCCATCAGGATAAGAGAGATTGCTTTCGACATTCACATAAGGACCAGCAAAAGCGGCTCCAGCGAAGAGGAAAGGTGATGCTGCTACAGCAGCGATTGTTGATTTAATAGACATGTTTGTTCTTTGAGTGTCTCGCAAGGGTACTAAAAAACCCTGCGGCTGATAGTAAACCCCCGACATGGGGTACTTTATTACATCAGCACAGGGTACGATAGTTTCGGGCCTGTTTCCTTTGTATACTTATTTATAACATAAACTTATAGGTTTGTCAACCCCTTGTGCCAGTTTCTTAACTGTCCTCTAGTTGAGATATATTAAGAGACCCTCTACACTTACGTTTCCTGCTGTTGCTTTGATTGTAACATCACGAGTGTTTGTTGTCAAATCAATACCTGTCTCTGCTGACACATCAACATTAGCACTTGATTTAATTTCTGTAGTACCAGTATCAATCTTAACCTTTCCTTGTAAGGGACTAGATGATGTAATGTTTGCACCTAACAATGAATTTATATTAATTGTTCCTGGTTTAATACCATCTAAACTAGGCATCTTAGCACCACCAGTAGCACTTATATGCATACTACCAGCGAGAGTTCCAAACTTTATATCTCCTGCTTTTGTGTTGATACCAATACCAGTCTTCTTATCAATAATGAATGGACTTGTTGAGATACCAGCAACATCTAATCTATAAGCACCCATAATCTGATGCTTGACATCTCCCATATATTTGATACTCTGGTGACCTGGTGATATTAATGCTTTAGTTCCTCTAGGATCATAATTAACTTCAGTACTCTCAGAAGATACAACCATCTTCTGACCTATAACATATTCTTCTTTATTGGAAGCAATCTGTGTTATTGTACCTGCATGCATCGTAAGAGGACCACCACCCTCTGGTCCTGCTTGTAATTTAATACCGTTGTGACCAATGAGAGTTAATAGATCTGATGCTTCTATGATTACATTAACAGCATCAATTCTCTTATCAGCTTTAATGTCTTCATTGTCATCACCATATAATACTGTTGACCTTGCTACTCCTTTTGTAGGATTCTCAGAGTCTGTCTCGATAGCATTATTTTTATTTGCTGCTGCTTCCTGAATAATAGGACCACCATGCTTCTCTAACTTACCACCAGTAGTGTTTACCATAAACCTACCACCACAGGGGTTGTCCTTACCACCTGGACCAGATATAAAGACAAAATCACCAGACTGTGTGATAGTAAACCCGTGACCTGTCAATTTGTTACGGGCATCCAAATCACCACCATCAGTTCTCAGAACATACTCTTTGTTCTGAAATATAACCGTAACAGTTCTAATGATTTCAAGATCTTCCTTCTCGTCAGCTTGACCAGCTTTAATCTGTTTCGCTCTTAGTTGTTCGTTTCTGTTTATTTCTGATAAAGCCATTAGGGACAATCAATATATGAACCAGTACCAATCTTGGCAGAACCAACCTTAACAAGTGCTTCGGTACTTAAGCAATTGAATGATGGAATCCACCTTGCTCCATATCCACCACCACCAATGATTTGTACTCTTGGATACTTAGCGAATATCTTCTCTCTATTCTTAATTCTAACACTAACAACCATACCATCCTCAACCACAGCTTCTGCAACAGATGAGTCTCCATTAACATATACATTTGGTCTGCTGATATAACCAGAACCAGGTGATAGCATTGTAAAACTATCAATGATACAACGTTTCTGTGCTGTATCTGGTGAGTTAAGTTTATATCCAAATCCAGGATTTGTCACCCGAATCTCTGATACCTGATTGTTCTTATCAAGTAACGCAATTCCTACAGCACCATACCCCTGACCTGTTATAAGGACGGCAGGTGGTTCTGTATATGCAGTACCAGGATTTTGTATAGGAACTTGTATGATACCTCCACCTGGATCGGTTATAGGTGATCCTGCTATTGGTCTCTCAATCTTTTTATAAACTGTATCTTTATCAAGTGAAACTGATTCATCCACCTCATTTAATAGATCCTCTCTACCAAAATTAGATAACTGAGATTCAATAAGAACAGTAGCACTAGCATCAGTACCAATGACACTAAGTATCAATCTTTCAGCAGACTCTAGTTGACCATCTTCTTCGATACCAACAACGATGAAAGATTTATTATTCTCGATAACAAACTGACCTAATAAATTACCACCAACGATATCAGCATTTGTAATACCATCACCAAATAACTGGTACTGGAATAGTGTGCCATTTGCAACATTAGTTGTTTCTACAGTATATGTTATAAACTCACCCTCTTTAACAGAATTTTTGTCTGGAGTAACCTCATAGGTTGGACCTTCTGCTTCTGTTACCACAGTATCACTATCATTATCATTTGCTAACGAATCAAATACTTCTCCATAATCAAAATTAGTAGGATCATTTAAATTTTTAAATGGTGTAGGTATATCATCTGTATCCAAATCTGGATCTGGACTAGATCCTATCTTAGATTTAGTAATAACAACTCTAGCAATACTCTTAGTAAATGATCTAGCAACTGTACCAGGAGTTCCTGGTCTCATGACCACAAAGAAATCTTCAGATGTTTCTAACTCATTTGAATATACTGTCTGTACTTCAATCTCTTTCTCTGTTTCTCCTGGTGAGAATCCTAGTGTACCAGTTACCTCTAAAAAATCTGATACAAATAGTGCAGTTCCTTCTACAGTTCTATAGAATATAGAAGAAGCAATATCAGTCTTACCCTCTCTTCTAATTAAAATCTTAGCTTTGTTACCTTCTGCTACTGTAGTATCAAATGTCCTATAAATTATTCTATCTTCTGATCCAGTAGTAATTGGTTTACCACCAACAAATGTGACTTCAGTGTTCTTTAACTTTACAGGTTCATATGCTTCTTCACATGTATAGGTAGCCCAGTCCTCACCAGCACCGTCCCATGGATCTTGTAGACTGTCAAGTAGTTCATCTAAAAAGTTCTTTCTCTTATCTGTTTCGCACTTAGTAGATACAGATGTAACCTTGTTGCAACTGTTGTCTGGTCCATTACATTGGATACCTAAGAGTTTCAATACATAATTGATTGCTTGACCAATCATATTGAGTGGTGATGCTATAGCACCTAGTAAAGATTGTAGAGGACCAAGAATACTGGATAGTAAATCCTCCATCAAAGATTGAATCTTATTAAGGATACCAGAAACCATCTTGTCTACTTGACATGCAGCAGCTTTGTAGATATCAAACAAATAACCAAAGATAAGATCCTCTAAGAACTTCTCTAAACGTAGTCCAAGATCTGCCATAGAACAACCAAGTTGAGACAGCATTTCGTTGAACCACTTAGTCACTGGAGTAAGAGCATTGCCTGTCTCATCAGGACGTAGAATAGCTTTAATAAGATCGTCAACAGCTCGTTTAATCTTCTCTAATACAAATCCTTTAACCTTAGCAATAAATTTTCTAACAATATAGATCGCTTTGTTTACATACTTTCTACCAATGTCAACATAGTCAGTGATCTGACCAGTCCACTGGTTAACAACATATGATCCTAACTGACCATTACTCTGTTGAGTATCACGGAGCATCTCACTTAAGAGACGTTTGAACTGTCCATTCAATTCACCCGTACACTTGTCAGCAACTTCTACTGTAAAATTGATACCTGCTCTATTAGATTCAGATGCATCAGCAAACTTTGCTATAGTTAAATTATTAACACCATTAGTGATTCCTTCTGAAGGAGTACCATCTAAAGGAACACCTGCATTAACAGGATCAAATTCAATTGGTTTTTGTGGATCTTGATCTAATTGTTTAACATCTTCAGAAATGAATGTTGTAAAATTCTTACACCCTTGTCCAGGATTAGGATCCTCTCCTGGTGATGTTCCAGAATTAGCGACCTGTCCAATAGATCCCATGATAACAGGTTGTTGCTGTTCTTTATCTAAAAAGAACCCCATAACCCAATCACCTGGTTCCAACTGTGGCGTTGCAGAACGCACAGCACCAGATGAATATGGACTAGTAACAGGCATCATAGTGATTGCCCATGGCAAGTCCTTACTATCCACAGCACTACAGGATCTAGGATGGTGTCCTATAATCCTGACTTTGTATCTTCCAGAACGTTTAGGATCTTTATTCTCCTCGCCGTCCTTAGAATGCATAGGCGACTCAATCTGTCCGATCCACCAGGCAAACCCGTCGGATCCAATTTGGTGAATTGGAAATAATTGATTAAGTCCTTCCATATCAATCGTCGTACATTAAACACTCAGGCTCGTCTGGATGGTTCTCACAGAAGAGTTCTATAGCATTAGGATCATGGTGATCTCCTGCTTCAATCTCCTTCTTGTGATGTCCAACATACTCCTGAAGTTCTTTGAGTTCCTCTTTATAATGCCTACGTGCAGCAGGATTAGTCTGAGGATCATCAAGGATCTCTTTATCTTTTTTAATATGTTCTTCTATAGTATTCATGTCTTTTTACTCGTCTGTTTTTGTGTCCTCGTAACCCCATGAGTCACGAATTAAGTCCAATACAGTATAGACGCTTCTGGAAGGTCTGTCAAATTGATGATTGAGTTTCCTGATAAGATAGATACCACTATTTTCTGGATCAAATGATCCCAACTCTTCCTTACTATCTTCAGGAACCATGTTTGGTATCTTAACTTCTATCTTCTGCCCCACTCGCAAATCTAGATTCCCTGTGACAGATATAGCTAATTGCTGATTGAACAATGTACCTGCACGTGAGATAGATTGTACCAAGTACTGCTTTTGGAAATCTGTAATTTCACTAGGTTCATCACTGTCATCAGAAGCATCGTTTGATGCTACTTCAGTTCCATTATACCAATTTTCATGATTGATTACAGAAGATAATCGTCTAGTTGCATACTGAGATAATTGTTTTTGTCCCTTTGGTAGATCCGTTTGTGGACCTAAGTGAGCCATTTGATCCCAGCTTTCACTTAATTTATATGTGTATTCCGTATAAACACCAGTATTTATGTCAAAAAATGAACATTCTGTAGAATACGCACCTTCTCTAAGTTTTCTCATCATGTCTATCTCAGACCTGAATGCAAGTTCTTGAATCTTTCTATGTCCCTTACTTTCTGTAGCATCTATATTTGCTGGTTCGTACTCATATGTTGCAACAGCACCAGAACCATTAAATTTTTTAGGATCTGGTGAGACTACAGAATCTATACTCTTAAAATTAAATCCGTCACGATCTTCCCAAAAGAAATATCCAGAACTACCCTTAAGTTTTTTTGCATCTTTAACATCATCAGATTTAGTATCAACAGTGCTACTACCACTACCATCAGAAATACTTGAAGAAGTCTTGGAGGAACCTGCTGTAAACATATCCTTAGATATTGCTTTAGGTTGTAGATCTCTGATAACAGCAAATGGTGCTTTACCAGCAGGAATTACCTTGATCTTATTAACAGTCTCTTCAACTTTTATCTTACCATCAGGTACATTAAGATAGTTTATAAGAAGAGACTTAACCATTCCAGACGCAGTATTAGTAAGAACTTTATTTACTTTAACACCTTCATTAGTAAGTGCTTGATCTCCAACCAATCCTAAAGTATATCCTTGTCCCTTATCAGTCAGAATTCTATTAGCCACCTTCCAGACACGAAAGTCAAATTGATGATCGTCACCTTTGTGATCTGTAACTGCAACAACAAGTTTCTCAAACCCAGTAAGAGGCATGTCGGCAGGGAGGTTGAGTGCTTTATCAAGAACTACTAAAGTACCAGATATAGACGGTGAGAGTAAATCCTCAACATATTGAAAACTAGAAAATGCATCTTGCAGATATGCATAGGGTTGACCAGTCTCCTCACCAACTTTCCAGATAGCAATAAATTTTATTGTATATTGTTCTGCTTTTAATTGTGTACTTTCTATTGCCATTTATCTATATGGGGAGTATACAAATTGATAGTCACCGACCTGAGTTTCTGCTACATTATCAATATGAGAGATTCCTTCTCCCTCAGTCACATTCTCATTATTAGTATTATTATTCATATTAATGATTTCTGGATTCAACTGGTTTTTAGTTAACCTCTTTAAAGACTGCTCTTTAGAAGACATATCAACAAAAGCAGATCTTTCACGAGAACCTTTTGGAGGAGTCAAATCTGGTTTAGGACCAGTGTATCTAGGATCATTATAGTATGCATTTGGACCATGCATCTGATCATATACAGCAGTTGGTTCTGGGAATATAAAATCAGTGAGGAAACTTGCAATGCCAAGTCCTTTTGATCCAACTTGAGCAGTACCTTTGAGTAATGGTGACAACTTACTCATCAAACCCATACCTTTACTTGTTGCTGGTGATGTCATCATCTGCCTAGCCATGTTAGCAGCTGTACTATTAGGATATTTGCCACCCAATAATCTCTGAGCTAAATTCAATCCCTTAGTTGCTTTATTAGGTTTAACAGCAACTTCTGGTGATAAACCTAAACGTTTCAACCAACCAGGCAATCTCATACCAGAACCTTTAGGTTGTAGTACATTTAATACCTGACCTCTACTATTCATCATATTGTTGAGACCAGTTCCTGGAAGACCTTTAACACTGAAAGGATTCAATCCAGTAGCACCAGGTCTAGCATACTTAGCAGCATCAAAGAAATCTGGTGTTAGGAATGATCTACC